AACGGCAAACACCGTACGTATAAATAGAAATTGCTTTTTTCTTAGATGTTGCAGAAACGCGTCCAAAGAGGGATTTATATTCAGTTGCCGTAACACCAGCTGAAATAGACAGTTCATCCACACCGCCTAATGCCGTGCGAATTTCTTCGCGGTATTGACGAGCAAAAGAATTTTGGTCACCAGTAATAGCGTCGGGAACGATATAACCAACTCGGTCGTTTGGCTCCAGATTTGCAATAACTCGTGGAACGCGCAGTTGACCATCAACGCCGCGATAAATGGGGTCTGCTTTAAAGCGTGATTGGCTTAACGCGCCCGCACCAGTAAAACCAGAGTTGGCCGCAATAGACGGACGCTGCACAACAGTTTCGCCGCCAGACTCCATCAAGTCTGTCTTGGGACGAGACGAAAGCAGTGTTGGATTACCAAAGAACTGCACATTTTTACGCATGGTGCGAACCATGTCGTCATGCGTGCAAATATGATTGGCTAAAGCGTCAAATTCACCAACACCTTCTGTGGAAAAGCCCTTGGCATTATTGAAAATTTCAACGCAAGGAATAAAGCCAAGAGTATTCTTAAATGTTTTAGTGCGCCCTGGAACCGACTGATAATTTGTATCGAAAGAAATTTCACCTTCTGAGTGTGTTTCCTCAATTGTTTTACGTTTAATTGATAAACGAATATAACGCTTGACGCCACCACGTCCCATGCCAATCGGACCAGAGACATTGCTCATTTCAATGTCTTGCTGGAAGCCCATCCCTTGACGAACTTTATAGCTGTAAATAATGACGACTTCGTCTAGCTCGCCATCAATGTTGTAAAAACTTCTGTATTCATGCTTCCGGAAAAAGTACATCCGGTAATTATTTTGCGTTGGCCGCAAATAAAAAAGCCCCTGGCCGTCGCACAGGAAATAATCCCAGATGGAATCCAGGCGCGTATCAAGCTGATTGTATTTAATTACACGGTCAATAAAGTCTTTGCGCTGGTTGCCAAAATTGTCTTGCGCAGGAAAAAATTCGACACCCTGACGGATGCCGAACAATTTCATCTGTGCAAGATGTGCTGCAACAATGCCAGTATCAATCGATGCTCCACCGTCTTTTTCAAGGTAGGAGTCGATGATTTCTTTGAGTCTGGCCTTTGCGTCCCCAGCCATCAACTATTTGCCTTTTTATCTTTATTGATCTTAGCAGTCTTCGCTTGCTTCTTCAGGCGAAGCCACTTGTTAAAAAACAAAAGCTCAGCTGGCGAATAAAGTTCAGGATGGCGGAGCGCTCGTTTAACAAGTTTTTTAGTTTTCATTTTGCCTCCTTATAGCGTTTAGCTGCACGTGCAGCCTTACCCGCTTTTTTAGCCGATTCTGTATTTGGAATAAATTGTTTGCCTTTCTTGCTACCTTCTCGTTTTTTGCGATCAGTTTCTTCTCTTTCTTCTTTAGACAAAGAAGCCCAGGCGCTTTCCGGTAAATACCGTTTTGTATATCCCTTTTGTATCGCCTTGTCAGCAGCCATTAATTTTTACTGTCCTTATATTTTTTAGCGGCAGCTTTTGCCTTAGAACGTTTTTCGTATTCGTCTTTAGTCATCCACTTTTCTTTTCCCCATTTCTCCAAGGATTTTTGCTTCTCCCCTTTTCCCCCACGGTACCCGCCACCAGCCTTTTCATACTCCTGGGCAAGGAGCTGAGCCTTACGTGCTGACCACTGGCCGGGCTTTCCACCCTTGCTGCCAGCCATAACGCGATCTTTGATGCGTTCGCGTAGCTCAGGTTTTGTATATTTGGCGTCTTCTTGTGCCATTAGTAAACCATTTTATTTTGGAATCCTTGGGGTGTAAGTCTCGGGTCTATTGGAGCAGAGCGCATGCGCTTAAGTCCTTCGTACTCGGCCTTGTTTGCATCCAAGGGGGTTTGCGAACCTGGAAGCAAGATAGGTTTTCCGTACATGGGGTGTCCTGGAGGATAGGTAAGGTCCACTGCACCCTCCATACCACTGGGATAACGGCCCGGGGCTTGAGCAACTAAAGATTCTGTTTGACTTCCAAATGGAGTAGTTGCCTTGGGAAGATATTGTTCGCGGAAGTTCGGAGGAATCGGGCTACCTTGCTGTAATAAACGAGCTTTTTCCTCAGGAGTCAATGGAACATTAGGCGCACCGCCATAAGGGCGTTGAGGTTCGCCTTGCGGAGCAGCTTGTCCAAGTTGAGGACCTTCAAAGAACTGAGCTTTGGCAAGACCACCCATATTTCCCACGGCACCGGGAAGATTGCTGGAACCCGGGATGGAAGCTTGTTGCAATAAATAGCGAGGAATATTTTCTTCCGGAGGAAAACTTGGATCGCGTTTATCGCCTTTCAGTTCTTTAAAATTGGGAAGCAAAGGTTTTCCGATAGAGGAACCGCCTTGTATTGGAAAACTCAACCCAGCCAGCAAATTGCCGGGGGCGCCAGGGACGTTGATTTCTCCGCCGTAAAACATGTCTTTATTCCTTTTTCGTATTCTACTCTTCTATAACTTCGTAACCAGCGGAATCATTGACTTTGCTCAATATGATGCCGTTACCGCGAACATCCCAATCAAGTACATCACCTTCTTGCCAACCCAACTCTTCGATTAATTCGTCAGGAAGAGTAATGAATGGTTCCCCATTTTCATCTTCCTCAACTTCAAGGATGTAACTCATTTTGACAAAAGCTTTTCCATAAGCTTATCAAGCTTATCGTTTATCTGTCTAAAATTATTATGCATCTCCTGGATCTCGCGCAAAAAATCAACCTTTAGAACGTAGTCCAAAGGCATGCGATTAATTTGATCTTCCAAAATGTCAATCCTGCGTTTTTGAGAACCAGTGTAATCAAAGGCTTGTTGAAGACGTTCTCTTTGTCTTTCCAATAGTTTATTGGCGACCCAGGATCCACCTGTTACAGCGGATACGACCGCCGTAATACCAATGGCAAGATATTCGGGCCCCACAACAAAAATGCTTTTTTTCAATTCTAAATTTAGTAATCAATATGCAGCTGTCCTTTTCTCGCCAAACCTGTAACAAGCCAGACGAGGGTTCAAGACAAACGTTGTTCATAGGTTTTTATCCGATGACAATTTGCGCACAACACTTGGCATTTTTCTATCTCCGCTTTTAATGACGCAACATTTGTTGTATGCATTTTGGCAATGTCACGGCGTTTTTTTGTCGGATCCAGATGATCAAAATCTAAGGCTGCATGGTGCTCGTCATATCCACATTTTTCGCAACCACGTTTTAACTTTTCTTCTTTAATTATTTTGGCATTGCGTCTTTGTGCTCGCTTAGCCGCTTCTCGGCAACTGGCTTCTCTTTTGGCCCAGGCTTCTGGGCTAAGCCAATTTATCTGATATGTCCCGTCTTTATTAATTCTTGATTTTCGTCTATAGGCTAAAAAAATTCTCCCGTCGGGTCCGGTTTCCCCGTATTTCCAGGGTTTGCCTGTTTGCGGATTAAGTCGTTCCATCAATAATCAATATGTAGTTGACCCTTGCGGGCAAGGCCCGTCACCAACCATACTAACGCGTCAACCGTGTCATCATGACCACTAACACCAAAATTAGTAAGTTCCTCAAACATTGTTGTGAAGTTACGGAACCGATTGAAAATAATTTTGCGGTCTTCAAACATGCCCATGATTCCTCGGAAACGTGCCAACTTATCTGCACGGAATCCTTTGACTGGATGCCAAATCAAGTTGTAGAGACCTTCGTTATTGAGGCAGACCCGTTTAAAGTCGGCTTCGAGAGAGGCCTGATATTGAACAGCTTCTGACCAAATGTCGCACGTTGAATAAGTAGGGAAATAGTTGCCGTTATCATCACGTCCAATTACAGACCAATCGTTGAGCAGTTCTTTGAGAGCATCCAGTTTTTCCAGGTTGCCCATGACGCGAATGCGTCTGTAATCAATGATGTGAATACGATCTCCAATGCGACCGCCCAGGATCATGACTGTGTAGTCATTCTTTTCTTTGGTGCCAGCGGAAAGGTCAACACCAACGCCAAGCGTGTCAAACTCCGTGGAAATCTCAGCTTTAACAATCAACTCAGGAGCCAAAGATAGTTCGTTTTGACGAACAATTTGGTTCATGTACTGAAACGAAAAAGCAATCGGTGCTTGCCGTTTTTTCTCTTTGAGATATTCCAATGACCACATCTCGGGCCAATACGACTGTTCTTCACCTGTCTTGGAATCATTATTGATAGCAGAAAGAACAATCTGCATCCAATTGTTTTGCTCATTGAATGTCGTAGCGTGAATATCATCATGCCTGAAGCGCGTACCAAGGCAAATGGCGCGAGCGCCTTCGAACATGGTTGGTGCGATTACGGCATTCCAGTTTTCCTGCATCTGCTTTCTAATGTCAGGGTTGGAAATGTCCGCCGCAGATTTAATTGCGTCATCAATCATGACCAGATGAGAGCGCTTGGAAGTCACGGAACCTTTTAGACCTGCAGCACAAAGCGTAAATTGTTCATCACCGGTTGTATCAATTCCTGCAAACTTATGATCAATAGACCAGTACTCATTGCTGGTCACGTTTTTCATTAAACGAACAGTAGGAAAAACCTCCTGGTACCGCTTGCTTTCAATGATGCGTTTAATGGTTGCAGATTTAGAGCGCGCAATATCAACCGTGTAAGACAGATAAAGGATTTGAAGTGGTAATTTAGCTTGCGTGTGTACACCAATTGCCCATGCTGTTAACAAGCCAAGTACTGTGCTTTTTGCCGACCCACGAGGAGCAAGTAAATCAATATTGGGACCGGCAATTTTGATTAAACAATTACTGTCTTCGTTTGTGATGAAGTGACGGTGCCATTCTTTATGGTGTGCAGCGGGTGGCTTATCTGCAACGTACTCACAAAAATACGCAAAATCTTCTCGGGCCAGCGCTAGTGCATCTGCATTACGTGGCGTGCGGATCTGCTGCCTGCGTGCCGCTGCCTTTGCATTGCGACGATAAGCGAGGTGCGTATAGCTAGGCACGATAGTGCTTCAGTTGTAACTGAATCTTATCCTACTTCTTTTCTTTGCCTTGACGTTTTTGCTCTTGATACTTACGCGCTTTATCCAATGCAGCTTTACGCTTTTCTTTATCCGACATCTCAGTGCCGTCTTCTTTCTTGGCTTCTTTCTTCTTGAAATGTTCCAGAAGCTCAGGAGGCATTTTGCCTTTGGCCATCAACCACGCCCTCGCATGCGTGCAATAACCATTTGATATTCAGGTGAGCCGGGCTCAGGAAAACGATTGGCGCGGCCAGGACCAAAGGCAATACCTCCGCGAGAAGGAAGAGGGGCAGCTTGAGTTGGTTCTGGCTCTACTCCCGGAAACATGGAAGCCTCTCCCGTTTGAGGCGCCGCTTCTTGTTGACGAATGTTTTCTTGACGCATTCGCATGCCTTCACGTGCCATTTGACGCTGGCGAGGATCCGCCATGTTTCCCTGTTGCGCGCCCATTGATATAAATGTTTTATTTATAACTATCTTAACTGAATTATTCTTCGAGCTGCATACGTGCCCACACACTCATTGTTGCTTCTTCCAGGGGAATCTCAATGGGATCATCTTTGAAAACAAACATTAATTCACGGATGGCACGATCAGCCCCAGCCATCAATAAACCTTTGCGATCTTTAGTATTTGTAAACTTCTCAATTTGATCAATATGGCCTCTAATTTCTTTCTGCATGGAAGCAATACGTGCAACTCCAGCATCACGCTTAACCACACCGTTTTCTACGTCTTCGCGAAGCTTGCGAACATCCTCTTGCATCTCGTCAATTTCATACAAGAGTTTCTTGCGATGATCCGGTTTTTTATAGTTGTCTTTAACCCAAAGTTCACACGCAGTAATTGTTCCCTTGTAACCAAGGAAACGCGAGTAGAGATAAATTTCAATAATTGAATAGTTGTCTGCGGAAAAAGCGCAGAATGATTCTTGGGTTGATGCGTCTAAATTATCGACCCAAGAATCAAATAACTCAATATCGATAAGCTCGTTGGGCCTGACCGTAGTCCCTGGCTTCGTCCCGTTCTTTAAACTGCTGCGACTGCTCGGAGGAAGTGCGCTGCTCTTCTGCACCTTTACCGATAGTTTCTCGTTCTTGTTCACCAGCAGTCTCCATTTTCTTCTTGGAAAATTCATAGGCCACGCCAGCAGCCTGACGGTATTTGTCTAGGTCGAACCAATCATCGACATCGACTTGCCCGGCGGGAACACTGCTGGTCATGGCTTACAAATCTTACAAGAAAAAATCAGAAGTTACTCATCATCGAAGCAAGGCCCTGGGCAAAGATGTCACGGCGACCTTCGGTAGATTTTTGGCGCTGTTGACGACCCTTGGAGGATTCCAGGCGCTCAAGCAGTTGCTCGAACTTATTGATGTCAAAGTAGTCATCGCCGGCGCTTTGACCGGCAGGGGCGGTGTAAGTCATTTACGTCTTGAGGACTAACGTAATTATATCAAGCACATTCTTTTAGAAATTGAATGCGCCCACAAGTTGCTGATAAATATTGCCTTGAGCGCCGATCTTGGCAACTTCTTTAGTACCTTCGTTTTTAAGTTTCTGGGTCTCTTTATCAATCTCACCTTGAAGATTAGTCAAGCCAGCACTGTATAAATACTTACGAGTCTCACGCACGTTTTGAAGTTGCTCTTCAATTTCAGCGGGAGTGCCTTGGAACTGATCAGCAAATGTAGGAAGGGCAACACCAGCTTTTTGCTCGGTTGTTGGTGCGTATGTTGGAAGTAAGTTTTTATCAAAAGTAAAGGTACGCTTGCCTGTTTTATCACCAGCGGCGTCGGTAGTTTGTTTACCGAACATGGTGTCATAGTAATTGTCTAAATAACTTTGGTTAAATTTCTTTTGATACTCTTGGCCCTTAACAAGAGAATCGCGAAGATCCTGAACAGTGCTGTAATAACCCTGCTGAAAACGTTCGGTGGCTTTTGACTGTTCTTCAGCCGTTGCTTGTCGGCCCAGGAGTTCTTCGTAGGCAGCGGAAATACCAGTGGCGCGGCGACCAGGGAGAAGTTCTTCGGTATATGTTTTAGTTAATGCAGAAACATCTTCTTCAGGCGGAGCAAGTTCATACTTTGCTGCATAGTCACGCAGCTGACTTGTTGCATCAGCGTAGTTAATTAAACCTTGGCGTAGTTGTGACTCAACACCCGTACGCAATCCTTTGTAACCAGCAGCACCAGCCGCTTTACGTGCTTCTTCTTTTGCTGCAGCTTCTGCACGCTCTTGTGCAGCACGTTCTTCTGCACGTGCTTCCTTTGCCTGAGAATACTCAAGAAATTTTGCAAACGTATTATCCGGCGGTGGCGCCTGATACTCAACTCGTGTTCCGCCTCCTCCCATGGTTTTTCTCCTTACACAAAGAATGTGCCCACATCACGTGCGGCAATAGGACCAAACATGCCCGCCATTTGAGCCTGTTTTTCAGCCAGTGACTGTTTTAATGCATCACGATTAGCTCTTTGACGAAGCTCTTGAGCAGCCGCCGAACCCTCTAAACCAATTAAACCACGGCGCTCTTCCATTCCTTGAGCACGTTTCTTTTCGGCTAATGGTCCGGCTTCAAAGAGCGCCTCACGCATTCCGCGACCAAAGGCAAGATCTTCTCCAGTTGTTGCATCAAATACTTTATTCCAAATTGAAGAGCCCAGGGCACCTTTCGCTTGCGAACGGCCTTCTTGGATTGCCGCATTTTGCGCTGCAAGCTGCGCCTGAGCAATGTTGGCGGAAGTTGCGGCCTGATTCATGCCGCTTAAAAAATTAAACCCAGAGCTAACTGCGCCTAAGCCAAGGGTAAGCGGATCAAGTCCCATGCCTTTTTTACCTCCTCCTAAAGAATTTTCTCCCAGGTTTCCATACTTTCCGGTATAGGCACCGGCAATGTCAAAGCCTGGGAAGGCGGCGCCGAAACCTGCGGATGAAAAACCACTCATTACATTCTAACTAAAGTAACTTCTGGGGTTGTAAGCAGTAGTTGCAAATTGAGTGTTGGGATAAGCCTGTAACGCAGCGTTGTACGCGTCGGTAATGCTGCGTGCACCCAAAACATTCATTGTGGCTTGATTACCAAAAGCTTGTGAAATTGTTTCAGGAATACCAAATAACATCTTATATTTTCCAGCTTCTTTGATCTGTTCATTTTGATATCGCAAAGTCCTTTGCAACTCTTTTTCCCGCTCAATCGGATCAAGACTTCTTTCTATTGCTTTGCCAAGAGATTCGTTAAGAGGATCAACCGAGGCAGCCATGGTTTTTGATGGCATGCCGGAAGTTATAAAAGAAGTTAAATCAGGACCTTGAAGGCCTAGTTTTTTGCCTTCATTCATGAGAAAGGCATAGTTTTTAACATGTGTTTGTGGGTCTGTTTGTGGGTCCATAATCAACCAGCCCTAAAAACAGAAGCAGCGTAAGGATTAGAAGAAGCAATAATATCGCGAACAGTTTGACCGGCTTGGCTTTGTGCACCACCTGCAAGTTGAGCCGTATACATTTGACGGTTTAAAGCGCCGGTAAGCTGACCAAGCTGTTGGTTAAGTTGCATTTGATTCTGCAAATCAACTCCACGATATTGTTGATACAACGGAAGCATTTCTTCAGCAGTTTTAACGCCACCGCGACGAAGAAGTTCTGCAACTTCCATATCTTTTGTGGAAAGGTTGGGAACACCACCACCTAAGAGACCTGATTTACCTTCTTCCCTTTTTTGACCAGTTACTGCTTCAACTGCTTTGGCCGCACCGCCTGCAAGACCCTTGGCGATAGTGCCACCAAACATAGAACCAGCAATTGCACCAACCGGACCAAGGAGACCGCCAACAAGGCCGCCAGCAACACTACCTGCCGCACCAAGGGGATCGCCTTGCATCAAGGCAAGCCCACCACCAATAAGAGGAGAATAGCGGCCAGCAAGTTGCAGAGCAGCGCCTCGTAAACTTGTTCGACCTGTTTGTTGCATAATATTTTGGCCCAAGTTACTTGTCCTTGCCTGATTGCGCATGCCGGCAAGATTGATCCCTGGACCGCCGCCAGGACCCGGTCCCGGTCCCGGAGCCGCTGAGCCGGTAACGGGAGGGCGACCGCCGCCGCCGCCAGAGCCGCCACCAGCACCGGTAATAGGCACACCCCCACGCGTAGCAGCACCGCCACCAACATCTCCTGTAAGGGTACCTCTGCCAAGACCGGCTGGAGCATTGGCACCGACAGAAAAGCCAGTACCGGCTGGGGCATTAGCACCGACAGAACCTGTAGCCATCGGGTTCAGTCCGACGTTACCCGTAACAGGAGTGCCTTGAGCAGGAGTACCGCCACCTAAACCAAAAAAATTACCTAAACCAACCATGAATTGTTGGAATAAATTCGGATCGTTTTGTGCTTGTTGCACAACTTGTTTTACTTCCTCGGGATCCATGGAAGCGCCCCGACTGGTCGTAACGGGAATTTTTGCCATTATCTAAATATCTTTATTGATAAATTCTATCATCGCTATTTTTATTCGGATGACGCAGTAGGATACTCGGCAAGCTCAACAAGTTTTGGACGATTGGCTGTAGCAATTGCAGAATTCATTAAATTACCAGCTGCAACACCTGCAACAGAACCGCCAAGACCTGCCGCAATTGTTCCAAGAATCCTTTGGGTAGCTGGACCACCGCGACGAGTTAACGCTTGAGATGCTTGACGAGCTGCAATCGTACCCGCAGTAAATCCTCCTGCCATTGGAAGGGTGACCGGGAAACCTAACATGCGCAGCTCGGGTGTTCCCTGAAGATTTTCCATTGTCCCCTTAACAATACCAAGATTTAACAAACCTTTGTCGTTATACAAATAATTCATATAGTTCCCATAGCGTTCAGGAGTAAGGTCGGGAATTTCTTGTTTTGCTGTTTCGTATTTAAGAGGTTCTCCTGTACGCCCCAAAAAGAAACGTTCGAACATTTCTTGTACAGGTTGACTGCTTGTACGACGATCCGCTGCACCTTTTGGCGCATATGACTGAGCATAGCCCTCAGGCCGAAACTGCTCTTCTGGATTTGTAATATCAAACGTACCAGCAGCAGAAATTGCCGGAATGCCAACAGCTAAGGCTGTTGCAGCCCGAAGTGTTGGCGAAGGAATTATTTTTTCATTGATGCCAAGTCCAACACCTGCTTGTGATACTGCAAGGGGATGGTTGTAGCGCCACCAATACGTCCTTGTGCCATCATTGGCAGCATCCACAATCAAGCGAGAAGTATACGCACCTAAAAATTGAGCGGGAGCGCCGCGAAGCGTAACGCCTTTGCTAGCAAGTTCTTTTTTAAAACGTGGATCCAAAACACTTTGACCGTAACCAAGACCAGATCCAACGCTGGAGGCGCCTGGTTTATACGCAGTATTTACTCCACCGGCTGCAGTAGCTCCTGCGCTTTTTGAATAGATACCTTTTTGCCCCGCTTGAACTACATCCGCTTTGCGAGCGCCAAGCTTAATGTCTTCCCAAATGCTTTTTAATTGTTGCTCTATGCCCGCTACATTTAACATCATCAACCTCGACTTAAGCCATAAGGATCCAAGCCAGCAGATGGACGCATTAGCGTTGATTCAATCCCTTGCATTTGGAACATTGTTCCAGGGGAAAGCGCTTGTGTCATATGTTGATTTAAAAGCTGACGTTGAATAATTTGTTGTTCAGAAGTGGCAGTTTGGTCCATGACCACAGGTTCCGCCGAAAGTTGTTGTAATTGTTCTTCTGATAAATTTGTAATTTGATTGGCAGCAAATAAAGGCTCTAAGAGGACAGGGGCTGCAATTGACGTTCCAACCATTGAAATATTTTGTGCCATGCTGGGGCGATACTCGGTTATTGCTTTTTTGGACCCTGCGGGAGTAACGCTGTAATATTTACCAGCAAAATTAGGTCCTAGTTTACCGACCTGTTTAGCAACTCCTGCACTTGCTAAAACGTCGGCACCACCAACTACCAGGCCGGCAAGCGGGTTACCTGTATACAAAGCGGTTGCCAGGCCGGTAAATAAACCACCCGTGGTTGCATGGCCCAACAACTCTTTACCACCACCAGACAAACGTTGCTGAACAAACGGTGTTTGTTTTGCACCTTGCAAAAAACTAGAAAATTTTCCCGCTAGTCCGCCCATGTTTACTCTCTATTGGTAATATTCTATCAATCATTATTTTTCAGTTTTACCAGGGGAAACATTAGTCTCAACCGAGGTTTCATCTATTGTTTCTTCTCCTTCTTTTTCTTCTGCTTGCGCCTGTTCTTTTTTAATTAATCCTTGACGATCAAGTAACTGAGCAATTGACGGTTTATCTTCAAACTCATTTTCAGCACGTCTTTCTGCCATTGACATTAAATAGCCGTTGGGATCCGGATTCCTAAGACGAGGCATTGGATTTTTAGCTGCCTTGCCAGGATTTAATGTGGGGCTAATTTTATAAGCTTCAATCCATTGAGGATTAAAGTCAGGTTGGTCCTGGGGTCGCTGTATTGTGCGCGCACGGCCCTCGTTAAAATCATAATCTTCTGGCCGATTAAATCTACCAAGCCCTTCAAAAACTTGAAAATTAGAACCCGAATCTTCGTCGTCAAAAAAAGGAGTATTGCCTACAAAGTTAAGGTCTGGATTAAGAGTGACCTTGCGAGTCATTGAACGCTTTAAAAGATCGCGTTCATTAAAACGTGATGGATTCCAAGGATATTCACCGGTTTCAGGTTTAGCCCGAAACAAGTCATCAAAATCCAAACGTTTGCCGATTTCACCACGGCGATTAAACGGATTTTGAATATAGCGGCCGAGATCAAGCCTGGCGTCTTTAGCCATTAACCCTCAGACTTTTCTTTCTTTTTCTTTTTTAATCCTACCAGCGTTTGGCGAAGCCGCGCTTGTTTTACTGTTTTTTCGTCGTATTTTTCAGGATTAGCCAATACGTTTTCTTGAAGTTGTGCGGTGGTGATTCCTTTCTTTTTGGCTTTAGCCGTGAAGGCGCCTTCCTTCATGTCCATACCTTGAATCCACTTTTTGTCTTTTTTTTTCTTTTCTTCAGACATGATTATCGAATACGAGAGAAGGTACCGCTGACACCAGAGATGCCTCGTTGTTTCATCATTTTATCAAGGAATGCCTGGGCTTCCCCAGGGCGACCACTGGTTTGTAACCGACGAAGCTCAAGCGCAACATCAAGAGAACGACGGGATTCCGGAGTCTTAGGTTGTGTTCCCAGGCTTTCAACAACATTTTCATATGCAGGAGCAACTGGAACGTCACCATAAGGATCGGCTTGCGACATACGCAATGCTTCTTCTTCTATTTCTTGTGATGTGTACTGAGGAACAGAGGGACGAACTTCTGGATCAGAAGGACGTTGACCAGAAAGGCGAACACCATAAATATCAACGGCGCGGCCTGTTTGTGTTTCGTCGCCTGCCCAACGAGAAGCTACGGCACCAGTTTCAGGATCGTAGTCACGAATGCGGCCACCGCCTTGAATGGCTCTTACTTCTTCATCCAAACGTTGACCGGCGGTATATTCCGCTAAGTTGCGACCTCCGCCCCCTTTTGCGCCAATATCAACTGCAGGGCGATCCGCCCGAAGCTCCATTGTTTCGGGGATAAATTCACCAGTTTCTACATCCAGTTCACCAAAAACACGGCCTGTACCCCCAGACCAATCAGATATTGTAGTTGGATATTTCTTTTCATAGGTTTGAATGTCGGCTTGAATTTTACGCTCTGCTCCACGAATACGCGCTTGAAGAAGGTTTGATTCATCTCTTCGATGCGGATGGCTTTGCGGGTTACGGAATTGATAGCGAAGAGCGTTTAACTGAGCTTCCAGCTCTTGAGTCTTAGCTTTGTTACCGGTTGCTTGCGCTTGGTTTAAAAGAGGCTTAAGTTGAGCTGCTTGATTTTCAATAATTGCGCGACGCTCGCTAAAAATTTCATTTAATTGTGGCTCTACTTCTGATTTAATTCCTGAAAGCCAGTCCAGTGCAGTTTTTTTCCTTTCTTGAATATATTGTTCTGCAGCCAAAGCTGTATCTTCTGTGATAACTGGTTTACGTAAAGTTGAAACATCAGCACGACCAGCACCGGGCATATTTATTTCAAGCCCAGTTGGATCAACTACGGCTTGTAATTCAGTACTTGGATAACCTTCGAGCGACATTGGCGGCCGCGTTTCAAATAAACGACGCTTTTCCACCGGCATGTTTTCAAATGTTTCAAATGTTACCGGAGATAAACCAAAACGTTTGATAGCTTCAGCTGCCTGGGGGCTGCCTGTTTTGGCAAATAACTCTAGAGCTTGGCGGCGAGCCGTGTATTTAGGACCGTAAGTATACGCTTCGGGTCCAAGGCGTCTTGCCAATTCTTTTTCTACGTCAGCTGGCATTGCAGCAAGATCCCGAGCAGACATTTCTCGCGCAATTTTTTCTCTTTCTGCTTCCATGAAACGAGCAGCAGAAGAACCAGCAGCGCTCGAAGGTTCTTTTTCCATTTGAATACGTTGGCCCGAAACAAGGCCAGTGGCGCCAAGCGTGCTCTTGGGATAAGTCTCACCACTAATACGTTTAATTGCAAATCTTTCACCGGTTCTTAAATCAATGCCTTCTGCCTGGTCAAGGGGTTTGCCTGTTGGTAACTGAGACGCAACGCTATTAATAGCTGCGTCTGCTTCATACCCAATCATTTCGCTTGGCTCAGCACGCCGCATCATTTCCTGGCGGTCAGCCTCTGCCATGTCTTCAAGCAACTCAATCTGACCTAAGTCAAGATTTTCATTCTGTTGAAGGCGATGTTTGATTCGACCTGTTTGTTGATCTTCTGCTGAATAAACAGCGTTTACAGATTGATCAACAACAATAGGAAGATCGGCTTGTTGTTTTTGAACGGACGTTTCAATGTAACCAGCTTGTTCTAACTGTTTTTGAAGAAAGCCTTGAGTAGAAATTTGAGGTTCTTGATTTTTAGTTTCTGATAAAACTTGACCTGCTAATTGGCTTTTTGCCCGACGCACTTGCGCCTGTTGACGCGACTGCTCTGCACGGTTTTCAGGAAGTAAATTTTCAACCGCTAATTCTTCCGCCTCAACTCTTTTTAAAAGGTCTGTATCTTCTAACAATCTATTTGCAGCCTGCAATTCTTCCGTGGTTATTCGTCCAGCAGGTAAAAGTTGAGTTGTTGTTGTTGTACGCGGAGTAATTTGCGGAGAAGGCACTGTTCCAGCGCCAAAGGGGTCCGGAATTGTTTGTTTACCGCTCCAGGGGTCAAAAACAGTTCTTGCCTCCGGTAAATTAACAAGCTGAATGCCTTGCGGACGTTCTGCACGCGCCTGACGGACAAGTTCAACCCCCTGTGCAGCTCTTTGAGCTTCTGTTAGGGGCGCCGGTGGTAAAGCCGATTCTGTTACCAGGGGTTTAGCTTGTGCGCCCTCTGCAGCAATACGACGAACAGCGTCAAATCCTTGCGGTTGCGGACGAGCAACTTGACGTTTGGGAAGCAACTGACTTCCTTTACCACGTAAAGAACGAATTCCTGCGTAGCCACCAGCTGCAACACCTGCAGCAAGGGCTGCTTTGCCTAAAAAATCCAACAAACCACCGCTTTCTTCTTGTTGCTGCTGTTGATAACCGTTTAAGGCTGCATATTCGGCAGGAGTCATGTCTTTAAAGTTTTATTGCCAGATTATTTTGTCTATCAACATTCTATTGTTGATGAATCCAAAACTATTGGCGTTATAGTTAAAGAATAACGTCATTTAAACCAGGAATGGACGCTGGTACACGTCAAAAACGGGTTGAAGCGCTCGAAGCAATTAAAAATAAAGCCATAAACATGGCTCAAAATGGTCGCGATTCTTTTGAAGTTAGGGATTTTGTAACTTCCGCCAAAAAAGAACTGGCTTATGAGTTGCCTGATCAAGAAGCTTTTACCAAAGCAATGAATGCAACACTCGCATACAAGGCAAAGAAGGGAAAATAATAAATTTTTTTAATCACAAATAACGCCGGGGAGGAAGACCCCGGCTTTTTTGTGTAAAAATTTGGGGAAAGTTTTTAAATTTACTACATTATTACGTTTTTACTTTAACAAAAAACCCCTTATAAGGCCAAATAGGGTACAAAATTACCTGACGCTTCTCCCACCACCCATCCGACTGCGAATGTGGGGAGAAAAAAAAGAATAGCGGGTAGTGTCACCACATTCACGAGGATGTGTTGGTTGGGTAGCGAGTGTATCAACCGCTCGCTGCGCTCGCTAAGGACCGCTCCGCTCGCTGCGCTCGCTTCGCTAAAGCTGGTGAAGCAGCGTTTAGCTCTAGGACCAACAACGTTTATCCTTTGCGTAATACGAATTCGTATCGCGCTCTAAATTAGGAGAAGCCCTGCGCCGCAATAGGTTTCAAGACAAGACAGTAATTGAGATCGGGGGCTGCGCATCCGTACCACGCAGACATTCCACTGTATTTAACACCATGAACAAGACCAACAAGATGGCGATGGAAGCCAAGAAGAAAGCGGAGGCTATGGGATGGGAAGCACGGGTTCAACTGGACCAGAGCGACGTTTTGGACATGGCAACTGTTGTTGCCTGGAAGAAAGGCGCAACATATGAAAGTCTAGCTCGTTACATTCGTTTCACAGAAGAGAGGGAATCTAACAGAGGTTGGGTTCTTGTCAAGAACGCAATGATCAAATTGGATTATTGCAATTGTTACTGAGTGCCAGGCGTGATGCCGGGGGATCGAATCCCCCACTCAGCATTGCCTCCAGCGGAGATAGGCACCGCATAGCTTCAACACAATGCACAAGCTTACTTACGGTCAACTCTTCAAGTTCATGGGAACATTCACTAACCAGGAGTTGAATGATGCACAGATTATTGCTGAGCATGTTCACCAGGATCTTGGCAAATCGTACAACCAAGTTCTAGTTGACGTTCTGGTTCAGATGCGTCAAGAGCAACTTGTTAATAGCTGATCCGTACAAGCGGGTCCAGGGGTGCAAACCCCCTGGCAGTTATTGCCACACACTGAGTGTGGCTTACCAGCATCATGGGTATCCGTTCGTCTTTTGGCAAAGCCTTGTCTAATGGTTGGATTACATTCAACCAGGAAATGTCCAAGGGTTTTGCAGAGCATCAAGTCAATGTTGCTGTTGCTAACGCTCAACGGCGTGCACAACACATTGACAGTTTGATTACAGGTGATTATTCCCGAAACTTTTCGGGTACTCGAGTCACCAACAGCTGATCCGTCAAAGCGGGTTGGGAGGTGCAAACCCTCCCACGGTTATTGCCTTCAGCGGAGATAGGCACCGCACACATGGAGCTATCCATGCAGGTTTACGTTCTTAGGCAGGAATACCCTGATTCCTACGATTGTGAGGTTGTTGCTTACTACGCCTCTAAACGTAAGGCAGAGGCAAAGGCTGTTGAGCTGTCTGCGAAACAAGCCAAGGAAGAAGAGATGGATTGGATAGCCAATCCTTGCGACTGCGGCATACGCGACTGTGATCGTCGCTATGAGTTCTTTCAAAAATGGTTTGTCAACAAGCTTGATCTTGTTGAACTTTCCATGCGAGAGCTTATGAAGATCGAGTTGGCTGACGCCGACGAGGATTGATCCGTACAAGCGGGTGACCAGGTGCAAACCCTGGTCCAGTCATTGCCTCCAGCGGAGATAGGCACCGCACATTCAACACCACACCATGTCTAACCCTGACAAGACCCTGGCCGTTGAAACCAACCAAGCCATCTACTTCTTCTTTGTTTACATCGAAGAGAACATGGCGCATGTAACCAAGCTGATTCGCAAGGGTCAGAAGGGTTACGACCAGAGCACCAGCTTGTCACTTGCAGGTGCTCGCAAGTTGTACAACCAGCTTGCCAACAGCTGATTCTTGCATCAAGCCCTGTCATTGCACAGGGTTTCTTGCAGGATTCACTCCTGCTAGTCCCTTACTTCACATTAACAATGTTCAGTAACACCATTGTCGGCAACATCGCCCATCTGGAAGTTGCAGTGCATGAAGGTCGCGAGTTTCTTGCGATCACCATGTACGTCAAAGACCAGTACGACGGTGTTTGCCGCATCAAATTCAACAACAGCAACGGTCTTCACACGGCATACAACAACGGTACGTTGTCGGTCGGCCAGCAGCTTATCCTTACACAGTGGGACGTGCGGATCAACAGTATCCGTACGCACTACTTCAAGGATGACCAGCTGATTGCCCTCAAGTATCCGGAAGTTGCATTGACGCGTGTCCGTGCTGTTATCGGGTCAGCTCCAGAGCCCAAGCCTGCAGTTGCACAACAGCAACCCAAAGCTGAACCAACGCTCGCTGAGCTGCCCTTCTAATTACTGCTCTCAGTAATCTGACGACTGCACTTAACCTTTCCGTTGATACGAATTCGTATCGGCGGTAGGTTTTCTGCAGTCCTCACCACAGGACTGCCTCTGTCTACACAACTACAACTCACATGAAGCACATTGCCCGCATCGGCAAGAATCAATTTGTTCAACTTGATTCTTATGGGTCTCGATATGAGACGCCCGTTGCCAACTTCTTTGTCGGCCTCTTCGTCACTGCCATTGCAGTCATGACGATGTGTGCCGCAGTTGGCATCGACATCACCAACATCAACCAAGGACAAACCAATGAGCAGCCTAAGCACTGATACTGCACTCATCGAGGAGCGCATTAACAACCTGACAAAAGTCCTGGTTGAGCGCTACGAAAAGATGTATCCCACCAATTACGGCTCACTGAGGTTTGACGTACATCGTGGTACTAAGTACTACAAGATCATTGAGATTATCAATGCTAACGAGACGAGACCATCATCGTCCGTCCATGCATTTGTCTCACGTCAGACCGGTGCCGTCTATAAGCCGGCCAGCTGGAAAGCTCCGGCTGCTCACGTCCGTTACCAACTGCTGGATGACACCTCCTATGAGGCATGTCTACATAATGCCGATTGGGCAGGCAGTTACCTCTACATGAGGTGACGGAGGTTGGACCCCACTCCCCCCACTGCCACTACCGGTGGTGTGGGAGGGGGTGCTGGGGACTAAACCTAGTACTTGCATCCAGCTCTCATCTCGCTAT